CAAGAAAAAAGAAAAAGATGGAAAAGAAGTCATCGGAAACATTATCAAAGCGAAGACTCACAAGTCACGTTTAAGTAAAGAGAATAAGCAAGTAGAGATACGTTTATTCTTTGATGAGCGTGGTCTTGACAGATACTACGGTCTTCTTGAATTGGGAGAGATTGGTGGTCTGTGGAAGAATGTTGCTGGTCGTTATGAGATGAACGGTAAGAAAATATATGCTAAACAAATTCTTGCTAATCCTGAAGAGTATTTTACTGATGATGTGATGCAAGCACTTGATGAAATTGCACAAAAAGAATTTAGTTATGGACAACGTTGAATTTCTAATTCTTAGAAATCTCTTATATAATGAAGAATACCTTCGCAAAACTATTCCTTTTATAAAAGCAGAATATTTTGAAGATCTCAATCAGAAAATTATGTTTGAAGAGATCTCAAATTTTGTTGGTGAGTATAATAAACTTGCTAGTAAAGAGGTATTGTGTATTGAGATAGAAAATAGAACAGATATTAATGATGAATCATTTAAAAATATTGTTGAATTGATTAATGGATTTGAGGATGAGACTGCTGAGTTTAATTGGTTAGTTGATACTACTGAGAAGTGGTGTCGTGATCGTGCTATATATTTGGCACTTATGGAATCGATACAACTAGCAGATGGAAAGGATGACACTAAAGGAAGGGATGCTATTCCTGCTATTTTGTCTGATGCTTTGGCTGTTTCTTTCGATAATCATATAGGACATGACTACTTACAAGACTATGAAGAAAGGTATGAATCGTACCACCGCAAGGAGGACAAGATCCCGTTCGACCTTGAATACTTTGACAAGATTACGAAAGGAGGTTTACCGAATAAGACTCTCAACATTGCTCTTGCTGGTACAGGGGTTGGAAAGTCTTTATTCATGTGCCATGTGGCTAGCAGTGCTTTACTCCAAGGAAAAAACGTACTCTACATCACTCTCGAAATGGCAGAGGAAAAGATTGCGGAGAGGATCGATGCTAATCTACTTAATGTCAATATACAGGACATAACAGATCTTCCTAAACAAATGTTTGAAGATAAGGTAACAAACCTTTCTAAGAAAACACAAGGTACATTAATTGTTAAAGAATATCCTACTGCATCTGCACATAGTGGACACTTCAAAGCATTATTAAATGAACTTGCATTGAAGAAATCCTTTAGACCTGATATAATATTCATCGATTACTTAAATATATGTGCCTCTAGTAGGTATCGTGGAAACGCAAATGTTAATTCTTATTCGTACATCAAAGCGATTGCTGAAGAACTTCGTGGACTTGCCGTGGAAGCAAATCTTCCTATCGTCAGTGCTACTCAGACTACTCGTAGTGGTTTTGGTAGTTCTGATGTTGAACTTACAGACACCAGTGAGTCTTTTGGTCTTCCAGCCACTGCTGATCTTATGTTTGCTCTTATTAGTACTGAGGATCTTGAGGGGTTGAATCAGATAATGGTGAAGCAGTTAAAGAATAGATATAATGATCCTACAATGAATAAGAGATTTGTTATTGGAATTGATCGTGCAAAGATGAGATTATATGATTGTGAACAGAGTGCTCAAGAAGATATTGTTGACAGTGGGAAAGATGAAGAGTATAATCCTGAAGAGAATAAACCTAAAAAATCATTCGGAGATTTTAAATTCTAATGACTTTAAGAACACATAAGATTGAAAAGAAAAATGAGCAGCATAATCAGGAGTGGGGTTGGGAAGAAACTCCTGAAGTTTTAGAAGCTCTAGAACAACTTCATAAATCATCTGATATCGTAGAGGAGAAAAAAGTATGACTGTAGATACTGAAAAATATCTTGACTTTGTTGCTGGTGTAACAAGTCCTGCAAGTAGTGACTTACCACAACTTCTTTCACGTATGACAGAGTTGGATGTAACTGATGATGCTGATGTTCCACGTTTACTTACTGCTGCACTTGGATTGACTGCTGAAGCAGGTGAGTTTACTGAAGTAGTAAAGAAGATTATCTTACAGGGCAAGCCTTATAATGAAGATAATGTCTTTCATATGAAGAGAGAATTGGGTGATATCTGTTGGTATCTTGCTCAAGCATGTATGGCACTTGATACTACATTTGATGAAGTCATTGAGATGAATGTAGATAAGTTAAAAGAACGTTATCCTGGTGGAGAGTTTGATGTTCATAAATCTGAGAATAGGAAGGTGGGAGATTTATAAATAATCCTTAGAATAGTGTTCAAAGAAAATGGGTTTACTGAAAGATTTGCAAGGACTAAATGCTGCTTATGCTGAAGTCGTATCGAAGGAAGCATATACAGTAACTGCTGCTGATAAGAAAGGAAACACTCCTGCTTATCAAGGATATAAAGCAGGTAAGAAAAATGTAAAGACTGGTAAACCACTTTATAAAGCTGCTGATCATCTTAAAAAAGAAGATAGGGAATCTAAATTATGGGATGAAGTTGCTAAGATGTTAAGTGAACTTCATGAGTTACGTGGTGTACAATATAAAGTTGTTCCTCTTAATGAGCATCATCAAAAAGATGCTGATGGTAAAGTCATAGAGCATGATGATGGTACACCCAGTTCTTTGGATGAGGATGAAAAGTATGGGTATGATAAGGATGGTAACTCTTTAAATCCAAAGGATAAAAAGAAAGCAAAGAAAAAGGGTGATAAACCAGAGCGTTGGCAAGACGATGATGGTGATGGTAAGTGGTATGAACCTGGTGTAGATGTGAAGAAAGAGCAGATTGAAATTGCTAAGTCATTATTAGAGTCAGGTAAGTTTAGTGAGGAAGAAGTTAAAGGAATGCTTTGGGATGAAGGTTATCAACGTAATCCTGAGAAAGGTGAAAAGGAAGATAGAAAGTATGAAAGAGTGAGAGGAGAAAGAACTCCTATGCCACCAAGAGGTAATAAGCGTAGAGAAGACTTTGAAAAATGGTATGCTGCTAACGTTCGATGAAATCGTTTGACGAGTTCTCTGAAGATTTAGAAACTCGGAGACAACTACTTAAGCAAAGACAGACAGATCAAGCTGCTTCCTTTAAAGAGAAAGGAGCAGCTAATGTTGATGCACAAAGAAATAGAGTTGCTGCTGCAAAAGAAAAGCAAGCAGATGTTCAATCAAGAATAGATGATGCCAAGGAAAGAGCTCGTGAAGCAGAGATGGCACGTAAGGAAGCAGAGAAAGAAAGAGAAGCAGAGAGGCAAGAACGTGAAGATCTAAAGGATCAAGAGATTACACAAAGTAAAGAAGATAAGAAAAGGAATGACCAAAAGAGAATGGGTAAAGATAGAGTACAACAGAAGCGGAGGGAAGCTGCACAACAAGCAATGAAGCAGTCTTAAATTATGGCACTAGAACCCAGTGAAATTTTTACAGCATCAGCAATGTGCTTTACTGAGGAAAGACTCAATAAAGTTATAGATCGTGGTGTATTGGGTGTTGTTCATTTTTTCGAGTACGCTAAAGAGAAAGCAGAGCAAGATGTTGAGATTCCAGAAATGAGGAGTCAATGGTTAGATTTTTTCAATAATCCTGATTCGGATAAAAATACTGCAATGTTAGTTGACATGGTTCGTGGTATATCAGCAGCAAAAGCAGTTAAGGAATGGATGAAGGCACATCATGGAATAAGCAATCCTGTTGCAGAGAAAGTTTTTATGACTGGTAATGTCTGGCCTAAAGAAGTTCAACCTCTTGAAGTTAAGGCACATGGATTTGGTGCATATAATTCATCAGATATTATTGTTAGACCGTTTGGACATCCTCATGCATATTTTGGAGTATCCTTAAAGAAAAAACCTAAAGAAGAAGATCCTGATCCTACTTTAATTAATAAAGCATTTGATACGGTTTTAAATGGGAAAGAATTTGATAAGATTAAAACTGAAATAGAAAAACTTCGTGAGAGTTATTTTGCTGGATTAGTTAAAGAAGCTGTTAAAGAAGGTCTTATTGATCTTGATCTTAGAGGAAAGAATGATAAAGTTCTTTATAGACCTTCAAAGTCTGTTAGGGAAAAGGAAGGATTTAAGAGAGCTTATATTGATACTAAAGGTAGTTTAAAAATGCCTGAAATTGGTTCTGATCCACTTAATCCAAAAACAAAAGGATGGGAACAGTATGGTGATAGTCAGTTGGGTAGAAGTCAATTAAGATCTAGAAAGGATACAATGAGGAATTGGGTTAATACTCAATTAGGTAAGAAGAATAAATTATATGATGGATTTTTAAAAGTGATGAATGATAATGTAGATGTTTTTGCTGAGACTTTAGTTAATGTTACTCTTAAAACTGATTTGCCAAATTTAATGAAAGCTGATGATGGAAAGGGTATGGGATTTGGTGATATGAAGTTTGGATTTGCTTTAGTTACTGGAATAGGAACTAAACAAAAAAGACTTTTTGAGAGTGGTGGAAAAGTTGTGTTGAGTAAAGGTAAAGCATATGATATTGATTGTGTATTAAAGGGGATTGCTCATTTGGAAGAAAATCCAACCAAATATAATTTTGAGGTTACTAATAGGAAGGATACATCTGATGATAATATGGATGAAGGTGGTGCAGCAAAAATTTATTTTGATTTGAAAAAAGGTAATATAGTTATTATGAATATGGAGTTGAGATATAAAGGTGGATTTACCTCTCAACCTCAATTCTTTGGTACAATGTCTAAAGAATTTAAAAAAATCCTAGAAGGTAAGTGTATTTAAAACGCTAAATATAGTATAACCGTATGTAAATATGAAGTTATTTTCACGATTTTTAACTGAAGCAGAGAGTTCCAAGGTTGCTGATCAGGCACGGAAACTCAATCTTAAGAGTGATGGACACGGGGGATGGTATGATTCCCGTGGGGAATTCGTGGCGAAAACTGAAGGTGGTAAGTTAAAGTTTTATAATCAGAGACAACGTGCAGGACAAGATCCACCACAAAAAAGAGGTGGACAACAAGCACAAGCTGCACCTCAAGGAAAAGGTGGAGCAGCACAACTACCAAGAGAAAGAAAACCAAAAGCAGATGCAAATAAGAGTGATCTTGATAGAACACTTGATACATTAACAGTTGTATTTGGTAGGTTCAATCCACCAACTGCAGGACATGAAAAACTTTTAAGAGCAGCAGAGAAAGCATCAGCAGGTGGAGACCTTAAGATATATCCTTCCAGAACTGTAGAACCCAAGAAGAATCCTATTGATCCTGACATGAAGGTTTCTTACATGAGGAAGATGTTCCCTCAGTTTGAAGATGAGATTATAAATGATCCTGAGATGAGATCAATCTTTAATGTATTGATAGCAGCAGATGAAGAAGGATATAAGAGTATTAATATAGTTGTAGGTGCAGATAGATTGGGTGAGTTTGAAAGTCTTGCAACCAAGTACAATGGTTCAGAGTATTTTGATTTCCCTGATGGAATAAGAACTATATCTGCAGGCCCTCGTGAAGATGATGCAGAAGGTGTAGAAGGTATATCATCATCCAAGTTAAGAAAGGCAGTTGTAGATGATGACTTTAAGGCATTTAAGAAAGGACTTCCAAAGAGTATTGATGATGGTGATGCACAAGCATTATTTGATGCAGTTCGGACTGGAATGAACGTTAAGAAAGTTGGGAAGAAGGAAGCAAAAGAATTATGGCAGATTGCTCCTCGATTAGATCAAAAAACTCTTAGAGAGAAGTATGTTACTAAGAAGATATTCAGAATCAATGATATAGTAGAGAACTTAAATACTGGAATGGTTGGTGAGATTATTCGTAGAGGAACTAACTATCTTATTTGTGTAACAAAAGAGAATGTTATGTTCAAGTCTTGGATCAAGGATTTGAGTGAAGAAACAAAGGTAATACCAGCATCAAAGACAGGTGTATATGGTGTTCCTGCAAATAAAAGAGAGGTTGGAACTCCATCCCATAGGAAGTATGCTCAGTCTATGGTTGCTGGCCAAGAAGAAATTAAGAATTTTAATATTAAGGAATTCATAAATAAGTATAGAAAAAAATAATTAGTAATACAATGCCTCGTTTTTCTAACTGGAGAGAAGATCTTGTTGCGAATGAAAGCAGCAATAGTATGGTACTTGAGGTGATCACTGATACCAAGATGACCGATACAAAGGATGCGAAAAAGGTTAAGGAGAAAAAAATTAATAATGCAAAACTAATTAAAATTAATCCAACTTTCAAAGAGGCAATTGAAGATATTGGTGGTGAACTTCTTGAAGTAAAAGAAATTGATAATAAGAAAGAAGAAGATAAAGAAGATGAGAAAGAAGATTCGAGTACTAAACAATTAAAGAATAAAGAGAAAAGAGTTGCCATGATGAAGAGGCAAATTCTTATGAGAAAGATGATGGCAGTTAAGCAAGGTGCTGGTGCTGACATTGTTGCTTCTTATGAACCAGATATAGAAGGTGTTATTGAGTATCTTTATGAGGAAGGAATTAATGAAGAAGGTTTTGATCAACTCATTGAGGAGATTGGACTTGAAGCATTTGTTGATTTTGTAGAAGGTGGTGCTGTAGAACTTAATGAAGAGAGAGCAGCAAGAAAGGCTTCTGTTAGAGCAAAGAAGTATGATGTAGTAAAGAAAGAAGTTGATAAGGCAGATGCAGCAAGAAAGAAAGCAAAGAAAGGAGAGTATGCTCCATCATATGCAAAGAAAGAAACTGATGTAACTGTCTATGATGATAAACCTGCTGCTAAAAAGAAAGCACCTGCTAAGAAGACTGTTGCTAAAAAAGCAGCACCAAAACCCGTAGCAGTAAAGAAAACTACTACTAAGAAAACTACTACTAAGAAGGTAGTGAAGGCAGTAGCAAAAGTTAAGAAGACACAACCTGTTAAGAAACCAACCAAGCAAGGTTTAGGTGATAAGATACGTGGTGCATATAAGGCAGGTGTTAAGAGACATCGTAAAGCAACTCAAGGTGCCAGAGTATTTGGTAAAGGATTTGCTGCTGGTGCTAAGAAGGCAGTTAAGTTTGCAAAGGATGTTAAGAAAGTAGTTTCTGAGGAGGAATTGATTGAAGGTATTAAAGGTGAAGATAATGAAACAAGAAAAGCAGCAGCTTTAGAGAGAAAATCTGGTGTAAAAACAAGACTTTCTCCTTCAAAAGGAAAAAATAATGCTGCTAAGATGGCAAGGGATATAAAGTTCTATGCTAAAATGCTCAACAAAGAAGGATACGAAGAAAAAAAAACTAGTGAAGTATTAGCAGCATTTAAGAGAGATCCTAAAGTTAGAAAAAGATTTGAAAAGTCTGCTAAAAAAGAAGATGGACCAGGTTCTGTAAAGAATAGAGCAGCAGATTCTATGTTGCAGACAGCCAAAGATACAGCAAAGAGAAAAGGTGATACCAGTAAGTCTGATGATAGGTATGCTTATGAACAGGTGAAAGAAGGTGTAGGTGATGCTGTTAAGAAAGGTCTTAAGCGTCATAAGGATGCAGTAGAGAAGAAGAAGATTAAGAATAGAAAAGCAGTTCCTTATGCAGCATTAGCAGCAGAGCATCAACCAGAAGGTGAAGTTCTTGATGAAAGATTGGGTGGTAAAGGATATAAATCATACACATCTCTAACGGGGAAAAAGATTTCTGGTGACTGGGAAGATTCTGATAGAGGTGCTGGTAATAAGGCAAAGAAAAGAGCAGGTGGTAAGGTAGGGAAGAAGTCTCCAACTTATCTTGCTCATGTTCATAATAAAGAGGAAGTTCAAGTTGATGAAGCAAAGGTAGATCAAGGTCGTAGTGATTATGGTAAAGCATCTATAAGAAATTACAGAAGGAAGGGACCAGGACATGGTGAACCAGCAATGTTCGATCCTGAAAATAAAAGGGGTAAGTTAATCGACAAACGTAGAGAAGAGCACAAGGCAAGAAGAGGTGTTAAAGGTGCAAAGGTTCCTGCATATAAAGTAGAAGAACTTGAGATTGATGAAGGTAAGAAGAAAGGTTTGTGGGATAACATTCATGCTAAAAGAAAGCGTGGTGAGAAACCAGCAAAACCTGGTGATAAAGATTATCCAGAGACACTTAATGTAGAAAGTCTTAAACAAGCACGTAAGAATGTAGGTGCAGACAAATGTTGGGATGGTTATAAAGCAAAGGGAACTAAGAAGAAAGGTGGTAAGGTTGTTCCTAATTGTGTTAAGGAAACTACATCTGATTGGAGATCTGAGGTAGAAGAGGGGGCTGCTTGGACAAAAAAGTCTGGTAAGTCTCCTTCTGGGGGGCTTAACGAAAAAGGTAGGAAGTCTTACGAACGTGAGAATCCTGGTAGTGATTTGAAGGCACCACAACCAGAAGGTGGTTCCCGAAAAAAATCATTCTGTGCTCGTATGGGTGGAATGAAAAAGAAACTTACTAGTTCTAAAACTGCTAACGATCCAGATTCAAGGATCAATAAGTCACTTCGTAAGTGGAAGTGTAATGAAGAAGGTTATGATCGTATGAGAGATGACCGTCTTGTTAAGTATGGTATAGGACATGATGGTTCTGATCGTAAAGGTCCAAGTCCTCGTCCTACTGGTAAACGACCCAAAGGTGATACTAACTATCAAAAAGAAATGAAGAAGAAGTATGGTGGTAAATTACCATCTGCAATACAGGTTGTGAAAGATAAGTATAAAGGTCAAATTTATGATGGTAAGAAGAAGGGCTAAGGATCTTGGAACTTAACGAAAAAGCAGTATCTAAAAAGCAACAACGATTCTTCGGGATGGTTCGTGCTGCCCAGAAGGGTGAAGGTGCTGCATCTCCTGAAGTAGCAAAGGTTGCTGGTGAAATCAGTAAGAAGGATGCAAAGGATTTTGCCAAGACAAAACACAAAGGACTTCCCGAAAAGAAAGAAGTCAAAGAAAACTTATTAAAGAAACTTATTGATCGTGAGAAAAGGATTATGTTCCATCCTGGTAAAACTAAAGAAGAGTATGAGGAACTAAAGAAAAAAATTGGTAGTAAAAAGAAGCACGATAAACCAGCAGTAGAAGAATCAACATCGTTTACGCAATTCATGGCAGATACACAAGCAGCCAAGGATCGCCAGAAGAAAAAAATAGAAGATCGTAAAAAGAAAGATGCCCAGTTTGTTGATACAAGAAAGCAGGGTGTTAAGTTTTACGATAAAAAAGGATCTGGTAGAATCAAATCTGGCAAAAAAATATACGATAAATAAATCTACTTTAAGTAGATATCATGAAAGATTTAGGACTTGATGCTTCACAGGAGACACGTATCACTGTGATGCAATTAAAGATCGAAAGACTTGAGGAGAAGCAAGAAGAGCTACGTGATAGGCTCAAGGTTGTAGAGAAATGGGTCATTGGTGCAGCAGCAGTTTTGGCAGCTGGTACTACTGTCATAGGGTTTGCTACCAACATATCTAAAGCTTATCTCTAAGATTTTATATCTATAAATATTCATTAGCACAGAAATTATTAAGGGCAGAACAACATGGCACTCTGGGGAAATAAGGATGCTGGCATTGGCACTATGGGACTGGCAAGTGCTTTGTCAGTGAATTATGCAACGAAAACAGTCACAGGTTCAGGTACTACTTTTGGTAGAGTAGGAGCTGCAGGAACTGGTGATGTATTGGTATTTGGAGATAGAACGGGTACTGCTTCTACTTACTTTGGTTTAGCAACTATTGTTAGTATTGCAAGTACAACTTCCGTTACTATTGGTTCTACTGCTGGATTAAGCGGTGATCCTATCTCTAATATTAGTGTATGGAAAGTTAAGCAATCACCAACATATGGTGAAGTTGATCCTGCATTAAGTTACGATCCTGTATTGTCCAGTGATTCGTCATTAGAAAAGGTATATGCGAATATTAATTCCCCTGCTGCTGTTGCTTCCCTCGCAAATGATATTGGTTGTGGTGTAAGTGTATTCCCAGTACTCAAATCTGATTTGGATTATTGGGGTGTTATAGAAGGAGATACAGTTAAGGATCCAGGTTCATCATCTACATTCCGTATTAATAAAGTTGGTCAGGCATCTGTTAGTGCTTTATCGGCAGTTGGTGCTGGAGAAACAGTTCTAAGATTTGCAAAACCACCTGGAATTGCAGTTGGTGATTTTGTTCAAGGACAACCTGGTTCAATCACTGCTTTAGGTTCAACAACAGGAACTGTTAATGTTGCATCAGGTGCTACAGCAAACTACATTCATATAGGAAATCTAGCAGCACATAACTTACTTGCAGGTGATACTCTTGTCACACCTAAGATTTCTAGTGGTGTTGCAATAGGAACTGTTGATACTACACATAATATTGTTTGGTTGGTAACAGGTGCATCTTCTGGTGGTACTCTTACTGCTGGTATGGCTGTCACCTTTAGTAGTGATACAATTATAGTTCTAGGTGCTGGTGCAACTACAACATACACTGCTAACGATGAGGTACTAGTCAATGGTGACTATATATCTGTAGGAGGAACAACCACTGGATTAATTGGAATTGGTTCAAACTATGCCATTTCTAGAGCAAGTGGTGGTTATGACAGTTATGTCTATGGTGTTGCAAATGTCGGTAAGGATGAAGCAGCAGGTACTCAGTACGCAGTAGATTCAACTGGTTGGGTTGGCGTTACAACTTACACAGATACATCAGGTAACCTAAGAGTTAAGAAAGAAGTTTTAGTTGCGATGTCTGGTATCACCACTGGAGATAGACTTCCATTCCCTGCATATCCAAACGTCGGTAATCAAGCATAATTAGCTTATGATCTTTAATGAATTGAATGATGATAACTTCATCCTGTTTGCTATTAAAAATTATGAAAATCCGCAAGCAGTCACTAAAGAGGACTTCGATAAAGACCTTAATCACTTCAAATATATCAAACGATTACTGAAGAGATATAAGAATACTGGAGTCCTCAAGACGCATCTTTTATTGAATCACTTTATTATTCTCTATAATATCTTTGGTGAAGCAACTACTCCAATGTTGTTTTTTAAGATTGATGAGGACTTATGGAGTTCAATGAAAACATTTATTCTATTTTTGAATAGAATACCAGAGTATCCTAAATCTTCTATTCACGATATTGAAGTAGATTTAAACTGTCTTAAGGAACTTAACAAGATCTATGATGAAAAGGGAAAAGCTAAATAGAATAATTTCTCTTCTTCGAGAGCAACCCACTATGAATATGGGTGCAGGAAAGATAGCAGGTTCAGATGAAGCTGGTGATAGTCCTCCAGTTCGTAATAAAAAGAAAAAGAAATATTTATCATTAGGTTTTGGTTCCAGAAAGCGTTGGATGCAGAAAGACTAATGAGACCAAGTGAAGCTATGTTAGATCGACTGGAGAGAGTCATTGAAACTCTTCAGGATAACTCAGTTAAAATGGGACAGATGCTTGCTGTCCATGACGAAAAATTAGACAAACAGGATAGAATAGATGCAGTATTATTTGAGAAAATTGAATCGGTTCATCGAGAGGTCAACCGTCAAAGTTCGGAGATTAAAGCAGGATGTGAGAGAGATATTCGCAAGGTAGATGAAAGACTTAGAAAAATAGAGATGAAGATGTGGACAATTGCTGGTGCAATTTCCATTATAAGTTTTGTGGTTTCGCCAATAGGACAGAGAGTTGTTGGGTCTATGTTGACACCAGCAGCACAAACAAGTATAATAGATTCGCAGTAATTTATTATGAATGGATCTTGTTGATTCAAAATTTATAGGATTAGTATCTTCTAGATTACAGAAGTTTAAAAAAATAAAGTCAAATCTTTATAACTTTCGCTGTCCTATCTGCGGAGATTCCCAAAAAAACAAAAGTAAAACAAGGGGATATCTTTACGCTGTAAAAGCAGATGTTAATTTTAGGTGTCACAATTGTGGTGCCTCCATGACTCTTAGTAATTTCTTAAAGGCAATTGATCCTGTTATTCATAAACAGTATGTTTTTGAGAGATTTAAAGATGGTCATACAGGTAGAGGAACAGTAGTAGAAGAACCAAAGTTTAATTTTGAGTCTCCGATCTTTAAGAAGAGTATTGATCTTCCTAGAGCATCGGAGATTCCTATTGCAAAGAAATATCTTGAAAAGAGAAAACTTGATGCAACAAAATTTTACTTTGCTGAGAAGTTCCAACAGTGGGTAAATTCCCATAAACAAACTTTCGACACTATCCATAGGGATGAAAGTCGAATTATAATTCCACTTTATTACAAAAAAGATTTAGTGGGAGTTCAGGGTAGAAGTATAGGACCAAACTCTGTTAAATATATTACAACCATTTTTTACGATGAAGCACCAAAAATCTACGGATTGGATGATATACGAACCAGAGATTTGGTCTATATCACAGAAGGACCATTCGACTCAACGTTCTTACGCAATAGCATTGCTATGTGCGGTGCAGACGGTGATGTTGGGAAGTGGGGTGTTAGCAATCCTGTTTGGGTTTATGATAACGAGCCGAGGTCTAAGGAAATTACAACAAGAATCTCCAACACCATCGACAGAGGTGAGGCCGTCGTCATCTGGCCATGTAATGTAAAGGAAAAGGATATAAATGACATGGTTCTTGCTGGACATGATGTTCAGAGTATAGTAGAATCAAACATA